ACCCATCTTATTTGCACTATAGTTCTGTTATGGATTATTTAGCATACAACAAAACCTCTCGAAGGAGGTTTTGAAGTTATGCGGAATCCACTAGTTGAAATTTCTTTAACCAGAATACAATACACAAGTGACCAAGAACGATCCATCAGTATAAACTTTTTGAGGCGTAGTGCTTGTTACTTTGGCCACAGTTTTACTTCTAATGATATCATCGCTCTGAACTACACCACAACCAGTGCCGTCCGATTCAATCAAATCACCAATCTCCAGCGATTGTCCGCTCTTGATCCTTATGAAATAGTTACCAAGGGCAGCGATGTTCATATCATTCCAAACACCAATTATTCCTTCTTCCTCATCTGTATCCCATCCGAGGAATACACCAAACACTGCTTTAGATGCTGCAGTATCACTTACTTTCACGCATACGTGTTTGTTAAGGGCATCAGAATCTGGTACTTCATCTGCAACAGTACCAGTGTATGAAACACCTTCATACTCCACTGTTACGCTGTCACCGTTTTCTGCAGATCCGTTATATGCTTGACGTTTTTGTACACCGTCAACTGTAAATTCGATAACTTTCCATTCAACAGCTTTATTAATAGTTTCAAGGATAGTGCCGGGAAGAATCTCTGATTTACTGTTGTCTTCTAAACGTCCCCAGTGAGAACCGCAAAATTGTCCATAAGTGACAGTAGATCCAGAGACACTGATTGTGCCTTCTTGACTATTAGCTTGTCTAAAAATTACCAGATTACCATCGCTGGTATTCCGGTTGAGGATCATTACGGTATGTGCATTTGAAGTACCTACTAAGGCGTAATCAGAGTCACCGTCTCTCAGTTCACCACCATTGTTAGCAACACCAGAAGCAGTTTTGCCTACTACTAAGCTGCCAGAACTTTTTTCAATAGTCACAAAACGATCAACAACAACGCCAGAACTTCCAGGAGTGCCATTTCCGAACGTAAGATTACCATCATCACGGGGAGCTACATTCCAATACGTAGTAGTACTATCGTTTTTATTTTGGAGAAGAAGATGTGCGTTCGTGGTGAAATAATTGTTTCCAAGTGAGGTGTTTACTTGGAACAGGGCATCTGTATATGCATTAGAAGTTGTTCCAATAGACACATGGCCTGTTCTGGATATACGAAGTCTTTCTGTTGGTCCTGATGCTCCGTCGGCTGTGGTTTTGAAAACAATCCGGCCTGGCATGTCGTCATCACCAGGGTCTGCATCGACCACAGCCTGGATCTCTGCTCCTGTTACGAATTCACCTCCATCAGAACCTGCAAATACGACAGTGCCAATGCCATCATCATTTTGAAGAACCGTATGACCAGTTATAGATGCACCTCTAGTGCCAGAAAGAATTAACTGAGCACCGCCACCACCGACACTTGTATGGCGGTTTACTTGGAGTCCCCCGTTAACACCACTACCATCAACATGAGCTAATGGGGTGACCGTATTTTTATTACTTGGAGCTCCAAATGATCCAATCCTGAACTGGCCAGTAGAAGCTATGCGAACTCTTTCTGCATAAGAACCACCACCCAATGTTCCAAAGAATATATCTTGATCCTCACTACCTCCTGATCTGTCGCTGTGGATTACTCCAATTCTTGCGTAACTATTTCCTGCGATTGCTTGCCCAAATACAATTGCTGCACCGTTGTTGGTAGTGCTATCTGTATTACAAATATTAATACCATCAAAAGATGCTGCAGTTGTTCCAGAATTGTCTAAATCGATGGTCAATTTTTGCTGAGTGGGTATTACATTAACTCCAACCAGACCACCAGAAGTTACACGAAATCTTTCTGTACCACCAGATTTGACTTTAAATCCTGGGTTTGCAGTATTAGCAATAAATCCAAAACAACTATCTCCTTGATCAGCACCATTAGCATCAACATGATAGAAAGCACTTCGGATACCAACTTCATTTGGATCCTGGAAGTACATATGAGTGGCAGTGCCATCACCCTTGAATATCTTCAGGTAATTATCTGCATCGCTAGACTTAAATTCACTATAAACTGACCAACCGTTATCAAATCCAGCAGTTTTAAGGTTCAGCGATGCATAATTTTCTGAAGACGCTGTATCGTTTCTAATACGAAGTCTTGCTAGTCCAGTATCTCTAACGACCAATGCATGTTCTGGGATATCGGTGCCAATACCAACAGATACACCAATTCCTGTATGTACACTATCACCAAAGGTGGTAATTCCAGAAAAAGTGGCATTACCGTTAGAAGATATCGTAACGGCAGATCCGACCTTAAATCCGCCAGAAGCAGTAATAATACCAGCTACATTTAATGATAACCCATCCACTGTAAGTGTGCCATCAACAGCACTTACAACGTCATTACTTCCATCTATGCGAACGCCCATTTTTACTCGCTATACGTTTTAGATATTTAGCATAGATGATTGTTAATCACTTTCAAGAATATATTCTACTGTTGTAGCAACATCATGCATTGCATCACGAAGGTATGGTTGTTGTCCTGATTCTTGAATATATGGGTCACTATCATCACAAAGAGTCCAACGCCATTGTTGCATATCTTCTGCGTACCAAAGTTGTATTTGCATATCAGTCCACGGGCATACATTCGGGATTTTCTAGTTCTAACTCAAACAGACAAGGATGGCATTGCTCTTCCATCAGATAAGAGTATCCACGATACACATCATCAGGGGACCATTTCCTTTCTTTATCAGCTAGCTTAATGATATCTAGGTCATTCAAAACTTCATCAGGCAATTCATCAAAGGTAAACGGCACACCTTGGATAAAATACATGAGAACAATCATGGTTTCCTCATCATACCACACGTACCTTGCATCAATGCGATATTTCATAGGAAATCTCCTAGTTTTTTTGTATTTAGTAGGAGCGGGGGGACTTGAACCCCCACGAGCGTAATGCTCAACAGATTTTAAGTCTGGTGTGTCTACCGATTCCACCACGCTCCCAAAAATCAGGGATATTCCCTGTAAATGTTGGCATCTTCATCATCTAAAGACATTTCAACACTTTCTTCCAAAACCCAAGAATCTTCACTTTCTAGAAAATTGACCATTTT